TTATGGGAGGTATTTCATCCCGTAGCCGTTCCTAGTCCCATCCCAGCTACGATCGTATTTGCGATCCCAAAGCAGGTCGCCGAACCGAGCCGAAAATGGCTTGCGAGGGGTGTCCTTATCCCGCAACAGCATAACTCTGTCGAAGCTTGGTTTCGCGTATAGATCGGCGATCTGAAGGCCGGTATTGTTGTGCTTCTTTTCGCGAAACTCGATGTCGAACGTCGTGAGTCGTGCCTTGAACCGCTCAGGGTCTTTCACAAATTGCGTTCCATTGGTGCAGGCTTCTGCGAAGTGCTTCGCCAGCGCTTTGTTCTTTTTGTCCTTCCGGCTTTCGGCGTAAACGTCGCCTCTACCGTTCACCCTCTCTAGGTACTGGACGTACTTCTCGGCCAGCACCTCCGCGCAATAGAGATAAGGTTCTTTCAACTGCCAATGTTGCTTACGAAGCATCGCGTGCTTGTCGATCACCACGGTGATGACTGTATGGGGAAGGGCGTCGAGATACGCGAACAGCCGGTCCTGAAACAAGGCCATCGTGGCGCCGTCCTTTAGACACTCAAAGTCGCCTTTTGCAGATAAAAAGTCGCTGCGATGAAGGACTGCCGGAGCCGCGTCGGGATCGGCGCGCGGGAAAAATTGGTGCTTGATCGCGTTGAGTTCAGGCGTCGCGTTGGCCGCAACGTCTGTGTGTGATATAACCACACCGGTAACCGCCAAATGCTGGTGATCCGGCAGGTGACAGCTAATAATATCGTCGGTGCCGCATTCATCGACATACATGCGATAGAGCATTCGGAAGTAGAGCCATGAACAGCCCAAAGAGTCAAATTGACAAGTTCAAGGAAGCTGCGCGCGACCTTGAGACTGACGATGATCCCAAGCGCTTTGACGAGCGCCTAGGGAAGCTGGTGAAGCATAAGCCGGTGACGAGACCTACTGAGACGTCAACTGGGCAGGGGTAAGCGCCTCTATCGCTAGTTGGGCAACGGATGGTGCTAGGTCGCCACTCTTAACCTTGGCCTGTAGGTATCCGGCAAATTTGCCGCCCTCGATGTAGTGGTCCTGCAACCACTCGCGGTAAGCCCCAAGGGCGCTAAGCGGGTAGCACCATGATTCTTGCGGGTTTGACTTGGCCTGAGGATGATCTGCGGGATAATTGTGAGGATACTTGATCCGGTCGCCGAAATCCGTCTCTAGGCCGTTCTCGCTCCAGAATTTGCCCCAATGGATTCCGATAGAAATATCAACGACGGTTTTCTCGCCGATCTGTGCGCCAGCAACGATAAGCTCATAAATGATGGTGTGGGCCTCATTGAAAACGTGAAAATAGCCGCGTGGGGCAGACTGATAATTGAGCGCTATCCGGTCATGCCACTTTTTGAAACGATCGGCACCTGTAGGATCATAGCCGACTTGGCTATAAATCATGTCCCTTAGCTTCGACCCGGCCAACAGGCGGAAATTGCGGCGCGCCTGCTCTTGGACGTTCGCGCCAGCGTCCATCGCATAGTATTCGAGGATCGCGAGGCAGACTTCCGCCGGATAACAAAAGTGGGCTTTCCCGCCGTGAACGATCTCGACGTGAGCGGTTTCAGCGACGAGATTGGACTCGTCGAGAATGGCCTTAATCTTCTTAATTCGAGGCTTTAGGTCTGACTCATTCCATTGTGAGCTGATCGTGCCGATATGGGCGTTCTCAACGCCGCAAAGCACCGCCAACCCGCGCTGGTTCAAATATGGGGTGCCGTTTGACAAGACGCCCATGCCTACGTCGCCAAAATCACCGGCCTTCTCGATGCCAAGGGCCAAAACCCCCTGCTTTGAGGTGATTTCCATTTGTGTCGATTTGGCTGCTAAGACATTGATCTTAATGCCAGAAGGGGTGATTTCCTTTGGTCCGTTTGTCAATTCATCGCTCCTGTTCCCGCACGTCTAAATTAGGGCCTGTGGCAGGGGAGTCCAGTCGTGTCTAAATCCGATCCGGCGACTATACAGCGCCGCCCATACGATCCGATGGGCCATGAACCATATCGGTTAAAATATCTTGACAAAGCGTGACGCTGCGTGTAGAGATTTCTACATCATGGCGAATCGCGTCCACCGTAAGGGACGCTCGTCAGTCAAGATGCTTGTGGGTTTGCAAACTACATAAACGCCACAAGTGTCACATCATGAAGAATTGCGATTCGGGCCGGCGCCCTTCCGTTTGCGGGAGGGTGTTCCGGCCCGAATGTTTTTGGAGGTGGCGATGGACGATGAGATCGGACCGCAGTGTAACGGGCCGCTTCAGATCAAGAAGACCAAGGCGAACGGATGGACCAAGGCGCGCCGCGCGGCGTTCCTGGCCGAGCTTGCCATGTCGTGCAACGTCCGCCGCGCCCATGGCGTGGCGGAGATGGCGCAGGGGAGTGCGTACCGGCTCCGTCGCCGCGATCCCCTGTTCGCGCGGCAATGGCAGGAAGCGCTGGAACTCGGTTACGAGCGGCTCGAAATGGCGCTGGTGCGCCGCGCGCTCGAAGCCGTCGACGAACTGGCGCTGGATGACGAGGGCAAGGAGCTGGTCGAGAAGATGACGGTCGCGCAGGCGATCACGCTGCTCCGCCAGCATCGTGCGAGCGTCGAGCGCGGCGCCGCCGTCGGACGCCGGTCACAGCCGCGCGAGGTGGCGACGCAGGAAGAAACCGACGCGGTGCTGTTCAAGCGGATCGCCATGGTGCTCCGCCAGCGGGCGCGACGCGCCGGGGAGGGCGGCGTCGCCGCGCTGCCGCCGCCCGGCGGCGACAAAGGCAAAGGGGACGCGCCCGATGCGCCGGCTGGCCGATGAGCTGAGCTCCGCCGCGATCGATGCGACCGATGCGTGGTCGCGCCGGATACGGACCGACGATTTCTGGGCATGGTGGGAGACGCTGACCGAGGCCGAGCGGCGGAACGTCCTGCGCGGGCTGAACGCTGCGCAAAAGCGCGAGTTCATCCGCCGCTGGTATGGATTCGAGAATGACGGCCAGCGCGAACCGCAGGGCGACTGGCGCGTCTGGTTGATCCAGGCGGGCCGCGGGTTCGGCAAGACGCGCGCGGGTTCGGAGTGGGTGAGCCAGGTTGCGCGCGATATCCCGGATGCCCGGATCGCGCTGGTGGCAGCAACGCATGCCGACGGCGTGCGCGTGATGATCGAGGGACCGAGCGGGCTGATCGCGGTGGCGCGCGACCATGAGCCGGCGCGCTGGGTCCGCGAACGGCGCGAGCTGCGTTTTGCGAGCGGCGCGGTGGCGACACTCTATTCGGCCGAGGCGGGCGAGGAGCTGCGCGGCCCCGAACATCATGTGGCGTGGTGCGACGAGCTGGCGAAATGGCGGCGCGGCGAGGCGGCGTGGGACAATCTGATGCTGGGAATGCGGCTCGGCGAACGGCCGCGCACATTGGTCACGACGACGCCGCGCAGCAATGCGGTGATGCGGCGGATCAAGGCGGTGCCGGGGATCGCGGAGACATTCGGCCGGACGCGCGACAATGTGCACCTGCCCGACAATTTCGTCGAGGCGATGCTGCTGAGTTACGGCGGGACGCGCCTTGGACGGCAGGAGCTCGATGGCGAATTGCTCGAGGATGTCGAGGGCGCGCTGTGGACGCGGGGGCTGATCGAGCGGTGCCGGGTTGGCGCGGACGCAACGGCCAAGCCGGTGCGCGTCGTGATCGGGGTCGATCCGCCCGCGACGAGCCGCGGCGACGCGTGCGGGATCGTGGTGGCGGCGCTGCTGCGCGACGGGAGGCTGGCGGTGGTCGAGGATGCGAGCGTCGAGAACCCGCCGCCCGCGGTGTGGGCGCAGGCGGTTGCGAGCGCGGCGGCGCGCTGGGGCGCCGACCGTGTGGTCGCCGAGAGCAATATGGGCGGCGAGATGGTCGAGAACACGCTGCGGCAGGCCGAGCTGACGCTGCCGGTGGTGCCGGTGCATGCGAGCGTCGGTAAGGCGCGCCGCGCCGAGCCGGTCGCGATCGCCTATGAGCGCGGGCGGGTGGTGCATGCGGGGGCGTTTGCGGCGCTGGAAGACCAGCTTTGCGGGTTGCAGGTGGGCGGCGGCTATGCGGGGCCGGGGCGCTCGCCCGATCGGGCGGATGCGTGCGTCTGGGCGCTGGCGGAACTGCTGGACGGGTTGAAGAGGGGGCGGGAGCCGGGAGTAAGGCGGGTTTGAGCTTTGCGGTTCCGGACGTTCAAGTTTACACGTGCGAAACGTCGATTTTGGGGGCAAGCGATGAAGTGCCTAAGCGTCGGAGAGAGTGTTTCAATCGAAGACGGCGTTGCGCAAATCGCTTTTGACCTTAGCGGCTCGCCTGCTGCCTACCTCATCATCTCAAGGCCGTGCGATCCAAGCGCGGCCGACGAGTTTTTCGGTCACGATCACTATCTGGAGATCAAGGACCAGCGTTACGGGAGCTACGGGCCAATTAGCGCGCTTGAGATCAGCGGCGCGTCCGGCTTTCGCATTCGCTTCAAGCACGATGTTCCGGATTTGAAGGATGAACTCTTTATCATCACGAGCGCCCCGATGTCGGACGCAATCATAGACCAACTGCGAGCTTTGGAACGTTCTGAATGAAGCGGGCGGCATATAGTTCCGAAAGAGTAGAATAGGCACGCCCCGGGTCGAGCCCGGGGTGACGTCAATTTAGAAGCGCGACGTCGCGGGCGCGATTGCAGGAGATCATCATGAACTGGTTTGGCCGCAAGGCCGCGCAGGGTGCTGCGCGGCCCGCTTTGTCGCGTGTCTATGGGAGCTGGTCGGCGCCTGCCCCGCTGAGCTGGGAGGCGCAGGTTCGCGAGGGCTATTTGTCCAATGCGATCGTGCAGCGGGCGGTGCGGCTTGTTGCCGAGGCCGCGGGATCGGCGCCGGTGGTGGCGAGCGATCCGGCGCTGGGCGCGCTCGTTGCGGCGACGTCGGGCGGGCAGGGGCTGGTCGAGACGCTGGCGTCGCAGCTGCTGCTCCACGGCAATGGCTATGTGCAGATACTGACCGATGGCGCGGGCGCGCCGGCGGAACTGTTCGCGCTGCGCCCCGAGCGGGTGACGGTCGAGGCCGACGCGCGCGGGTGGCCGGTGGCTTATCAGTACAAGGCCGGCGGGTCGGCGGCGGTGCTGCCCGCCGAGGATGGCGCGGGACGCGTCGCGGTCGTGCATGTGAAGGCGCTGCATCCGCTCGACGATCATTACGGCGCGGGGTGCCTGGGCGCAGCATCGGGCGCGATCGCGGCGCATAATGCCGCGGCGAAGTGGAATGCGGCGCTGCTGGAGAATGCGGCGCGGCCTTCGGGAGCGCTGGTGCACGATCCGGGCGACAAGGGGATGCCGTTGTCGGCCGAACAGGTCGACCGGCTGCGCGAGGAGCTGGCCGAGAGTTTTGCGGGCGGGACGAATGCGGGGCGGCCGTTGCTGCTGGAGGGCGGTTTGAAGTGGCAGGCCTTGTCGCTGTCGCCCGCCGAGATGGATTTCCTGGCGCTGAAGGATTCGAGCGCGCGCGAGATTGCGATGGCGTTCGGGGTGCCGCCGATGCTGCTCGGACTGCCGGGGGATGCGACCTATGCCAATTATCGCGAGGCGAACCGCGCGCTGTGGCGGCTGACGGTGCTGCCGCTCTGCGCGAAGATTTTGGGTGCGATTTCGCAAGGGTTGAGCGGGTGGTTCGATGGCGCCGAGCTGCGCGTCGACCTCGACCGGGTGCCGGCGCTGGTCGAGGACCGGATGGCGCTGTGGCGCGAGGTGTCGGGCGCGGGCTGGCTGACGGCGGACGAGAAGAAGGCGCTTTTGGGGGTGGGGTAGCCTGCGTCGTCACCCCGGACTTGAACCGGGGGCCATGACTTCGGCGCAGCTGTGGATCCCGGATCAAGGCCGGGATGACGAAGGAGTTACATAAATGGATGAAGACGAGGCGCTGGCGCGGTTGATCGCGCTGGCGGGGACGGGCGCGCCCGATGCGGCGCTGCTGCGCGCAGTCGTCGAGGAAGCGAGCGAACTGGGCGCGCGGCGCGCGCTGGCGCGGCTGGGGCTCGCCGACGAAGCGGCGCGCGACGATGTGAGCGATTTGCGCCAGCTGCTCGGCGCCTGGCGCGATGCGAAGAAGAGCGCGTGGAAGGCCGTGGTCGACTGGGCGGTGCGGTGCGGGCTGGCGCTTGTCGTGGTCGGGTTGGCGGTGAAGCTGGGACTGCCGGGGCTGCTGAAGTGAGCATGGCGGCGGAACAGGCCCTCGCCCGACCGCTCCCGCAAGCGGGAGGGGGTATCCGCTTTGGCGGTTACGCCTCGGTGTTCGACCGGGAGGATCGGGGCGGCGACATTGTGCGCGCGGGGGCGTTTGCCGCGAGTTTGCGCGAACGGCGCGTCGTGCCCTTGCTGTGGCAGCACCGGCCGGGGGCGGTGGTCGGTTCGATCGAGACATTGGCGGAAGATGCGCGGGGCTTACGCGTCGTGGCGCGGGTGACGCATCCGGTCGCGGCGAAGCTGGTCGCGCAGGGCGCGCTGACGGGGCTGAGCTTCGGGTATCGCGTGCGCGGCGCGCGGGGGGAGAGGCCGCGCGAACTGACGGCGCTCGACCTTGCCGAGGTGAGCTTGGTGGCGGCGCCGATGCAGCCGCTGGCGCGGGTGATTCAGGTGGTGAAGGAGTGACGGATATGGACGATATGGAAGTGAAGGCGGATGCGCTCGAGGGGGCATTCGATGCCGTGCTGGCGGCCGAGGCGGTCGACGAGTTGAAGGCGTCGGTGGCGGCGCTGAAGGCACAGGTCGAGCGCCAAGCCGTGACGGCGTCGCGCTTGCCGCTCGACGGGGCGAAGGCGGCCGATCCGGCGCGTGATGCCTTTGTCGAGCGATATCTGCGGCGCGGGATCGATGCCGGCGTCGAGATGAAGAGCCTGTCGGGGGCGAGCGGCGGCGAGGGCGGCTATGCGGTACCGCGCGAAATCGACGGCAGCATCGCCGCGACGCTGAAGGCGCTGTCGCCGATCCGGTCGATCGCGACGGTCGTGCAGACGGGGACGAGCGGCTATCGCAAGCTGGTCGCGACCGGATCGATGGGCGCGGGCTGGGTCGGCGAGAGTGCGGCGCGGCCCGAGACGGCGACGCGCGGCTTTGCCGAGATCGCGCCGCCGTCGGGCGAGCTTTACGCCAATCCGGCGGCGAGCCAGTCGATGCTCGACGATGCGATGTTCGATGTCGAGGCCTGGCTGGCCGAGGAGCTGGGGCGTGAATTCGCGGTCGCGGAAGGGGCGGCCTTCGTGACCGGCAACGGGACGAACCGGCCCAAGGGCTTTTTGACCTATGCGACGACGAACGAGGCCGACAGCGCGCGCGCGTTCGGGACGCTCCAGCATCTGGCGACCGGGACGGCGGGCGCCTTTCCCGCGTCGAACCCGCAGGACAAGCTGGTCGAGCTGGTCCATTCGCTGAAGGCGCCATACCGGCAGGGGGCGTGCTGGGTGATGAATAGCGACACGCTCGCCCGCATCCGCAAGTTCAAGACGAGCGACGGTGCCTTTATCTGGCAGCCGGGATTGGTCGAGGGGCAGGCGGCGACCTTGCTGGGTTACCCGGTGGTCGAAGCCGAGGATATGCCCGACGTCGCCGCGAACAGCCTGTCGATCGCCTTCGGCAATTTCGGCGCCGGATATCTGATCGCCGACCGCGGCGAGACGCGCATCTTGCGCGATCCGTTCAGCAACAAGCCCTTCGTGCATTTCTATGCAACAAAAAGGGTCGGCGGTGCGATCATCGATTCACAGGCCATCAAGCTGATGAAATTCGCCGCCGCCTAAATAGCCGGCGCGAGGGGCGCCCGGCCTTGCTCCCCCCCTTTCGGGCGGGCCGGGCGTCTATTTTTCCCCATTAGGATCAGGAAAGGATGGCGTTGCCATGCCGACCCCCTTTTTCGCCGACCTGGTACGCGAGCTGTGCCAGGAGGGCGGGACCGGACCGTTGACCCCGAACGGCGCGGTCCCCGGACATCGCCGCTTTGCCGGCACCGTGCCGCCCGGCACGTCGTTTCATTATGCCGTGGCGGGCATCGCCCATCCCGACGAATGGGAGGTCGGTTTGGGGCAGATCGACGGCGGCGGGCGACTGGTGCGGCAGAGCGTGTCGGCATCGTCGAACGGCGGTTCGCCGGTCGATTTCGCCGTCGGGCTGAAGACCCTCGCGCTGACCGTCGGTGCCGGGTGGTTCGCGAGCAGCGACACCGCCGCGGCGACAGCGAGCGCGAGCCTTGCGGCGCTTGGCATAGCGGTCGCGGGCAAGCAGCCGCTGTCCACCGGGCACGACCCCGCGTCCACGGGGGCCGAGGGCGACACGCTGACGGTGCGGCGCGGCGCCGGCTGGGTGAATATTCCGCTGACCGCACTGGCCTATCGCGATGCGGGCGGGACGGTCGTCGCGGGCGCCGCGCTGGGCGGGACGCCGGGAAGCGCCGCCGCCCCGTCCTTGAGCTTTGCCGCCGATCCGAACACCGGGCTGTTCAACCCCGAGGCCGATACGATCGGCTTTGCGGCGGGGGGCGCCGAACGGGCGCGGCTGACCGCGACGGGGCTGGGGATCGGCGGCACCGCGGCGCACGCAATGCATTTGCGCGGCGCGACGCCGACGACCTGCATCGAGGCGACGACCACCACCGGCACCGCGATCGGGGCGAAGGGCCCGCGGCTGCTGTTTCAGAGCAACAGCAATACCATAGGGAATGGCGGCGAGATCGTTTTTGCCGCGACCGGCGATACCGACGTCGAGCGCTGGGCCGCGATTTCGGGACATATCCTTACCAACACCGCGAGCGGCGCCTTTGGCGACCTGATCCTCGCGACGAAAGCGGCGGCGACCGATACGGTGCTGTCGCCGCGGCTGGTGATCCAGGCGTCGGGCGTCGTCCGGCCGGGAACCGACAATGCGCAAAACCTGGCCGCGGCATCCTATCGCTGGAACAACAGCTATTTCGGAGCCAGCCCGACGGTGACGTCCGACGCCCGCGAAAAAAGCTGGCAGGGGGCGGCGGACGCGCGCGAACTGCGCGCCGCCAGCCGCATCGCGGCGGAACTGGGCTTTTATCAATGGAACGATGCGATCGCCGAAAAGGGGGCGGGTGCGGCGCGGCGTCATTTCGGCGTGCGCGCGCAGACGGTGTGGGCGATCATGGCTGACGAGGGGCTGATCGACGCGATCGGCGCCGACGGCCGGCCGGGTACGACGCCCTATGCCTTTCTATGCTGGGACGAATGGACGGACGCGGCGGGCGGCGAAGGCGGCGACCGGTTCGGTATCCGCCCCGATCAGCTCGCCCTGTTCCTGATCGCCGCGCAGGAGCAGCGGCTGGCGGCGCTGGAGATGGCCGCATGATTACCGGGGCGGCGCTTGCGTCGCGGGCCATCGGCGACACCGCGCGGCGCGACCTTGCGAGCGAATGGGGCGGGCCCGAGCCGGGCGGCGAACGCAGCCCGTCGCAGCGCCGGCAGGTCGTCCGCGAGGCGGGCCGGCGCGTGACCGTGCGCAAACCCTGAACAAGGAGCGAGAAAGGAGCGGCGATGGCGATGATGGTGAAAGACCCCGGCGCGCGGATCGATTTCGAATTCGACTGGCACACCGCCTATCCCGGCGGTCAGGCGGTGGTCGCGAGCGACTGGGCGGTCGTGCCCGACGAAGCCGGCGGCGTCGTCGTGCCCGCGTCGGCGCATGACCTGTCGCAGGCGACGGCGACGCTGGCCGGCGGGATCGCGGGCCATGTCTACCGGATCACCAACCGGGTGACGATGAGCGACGGTCAGGTCGACGAACGATCGGTGACGATGCGGGTGGAGGAACGATGATGGCGACGAGTCCGATCCCCGGCGATGTGCCGGTGAGTCTGAACGAAGCGCGCGGCTGGTTGCGGCTGGGGCCGAGCATCGAGGATGCCGTGGTCGCGCAGCTGCTGCGCGCCGCGACGGGAATCTGCGAAGCCTATATCGGCCAATGGCTGATCGTGCGGACGGCGGAGGAGACGCTGCCGCTCCGCAGCGGCACGGCGCGCCCGACGGCGCGGCCGGTGATCGCGGCCGAGACCGTGACATTGCTGACGCGGGAAGGCGGCGAGACGGTGCTGGGCGCGGCGGATTACAAGTTGATACGCGAAGCGGGCGGCGCGGTGCAGCTGGTCGTCGCGGCGCCGGGCGAAGCCGATCGGGTACGGATCGCCTATCGCGCCGGGCTGGCGGACGGGGTCAACGCGGTTCCCGAGGCGATCCGGCAGGGGATCGTCCGCATGACACAGCATCTGTACGATGCGCGCGACGGCACGGGCGCGACGCCGCCCGCCGTGATCGCGGCGCTGTGGCAGCCGTGGCGTAGGCTGAGCCTGGGAGGCACGCGATGACCGGCGCCGAACGGGCGGTGCGCGCGAAGGCGCTGGCGCTGCTGACACAGGATGCCGAGCTGGCGGGGCTGGTGCATGGCATATTCGATGGCGTGCCGGCGCGGGCGAGCGCGCCCTATGTCAGCGTCGGCGCGGCCGAGGGCCGCGACTGGGGCACCAAGGACCGACCCGGGCGTGAAATAGGCCTGACGCTGGCGCTGGTCGGCGCGGGAAGCGGCATCGACGACTGCGCGGCGGCGCGGATCGAAGCGGTCGCCATGGGCCTGCGCGGCGCGGCGGACGAGTGGACGGTGGTCGGCGTGCGGACGATCCGGACGCGTTTCGGCTTTGCCCGCGACGGGGGGTGGCGGCACGAACTGGTGGTGCGGTGCCGATGCCTGGCTGGTTAGGGTGAGGTGGGTGACGCATGACCGGTTTCGACCGGTTGCGGACGTTCGATCCTCGCTGTGCCGCAGGCATGGGGAGGATATTCCACCCATCGTCATCCCGGACTTGATCCGGGATCCATCGCGGCGTCGAAGTCATGGACCCCCGATCAAGTCCGGGGTGACGAGGGGAAGCTGACTGTGACGGCTACCCACCCCAAAAGCGACGGGACGGGTGTCCAGCGCGGCCTCACTCGCCGGGAAGCGAGTTGTTTGCTTTGTAATCCTTGAACTTGTCGGTGAAATTGGCGTGATAATCGTCGACCTGCATGTCGGCATCCTCGGTCGCGACCTTTTCGGAATCGCCGCCCGAGCGGCCGAGCGCGATCACCGCCTTGTGAAAGGCGTCGCGTTCGGCGGTGCAGGCCGCCTTGAGCGCCAGTTCATATTCCGCCTCTTCCATCTTGGCTTCGAGCGACGCCTTCATGTGGTCGCGCAGGCATTTGGTGAAAGCGGCGCGCGTCGTGTCGACCGCGGCGGCCGGCGCCGGCGCCATGGCGGCCAGAAGCAATGTGGTGATCAGCATCCCGCGACTCCCCGTTACGCATGATTTTCTGTCCGAGGAGATTAGACGATGGCAATTGAAAATGGGAGCGCTTTTCTGCTCAAGGTCGGCGACGGCGGCGCCCCGCCGACCTATCAAACGGTGGCGGGATTGCGCACGACGCAATTGTCGGTGAACGGTGAGGCGGTCAACGTCACGACCAAGGATTCGGCCGGGTGGCGCGAGTTGTTGCCGGGCGCCGGCGTGCGGTCGGTTTCGGTGAGCGCGGCGGGCATTTTTACCGGGTCCGACGCCGAGGTGCGGCTGCGCGGCCACGCGCTAGCGGGTACGATCGACGATTATGAGCTGAGCTTTGAAAGCGGCGAGCGGATGCGCGGACGCTTCCTGGTCACGCGGCTGGACTATGCCGGCGATTATAACGGCGAGCGCAATTACACGCTGAACCTGGAATCGAGCGGCGCGGTGGCAAGCCTGTGAGCGCCCCGGCGAAAACGGGGGCCAATGCGCTGCGCGGCGAGGCGGAGCTGCGCGTCGGTGGATCGGTGCACGTCCTGCGCCCGAGTTTTGCCGCGCTGGTCGCGGCGGAAGCCGAGTTGGGGCCGCTGTTCGCGCTGGTCGAGCGCGCGGCCGACGGGCGGCTGGCGCTGGGCGAGCTGGCCGCGCTGTTCTGGCATTGCGTCCGGGACCGGCCCGAGGCGCTGACGCGCGACGCGCTGGGCGAGGCGATCGTGCAGCAGGGGCTGGCGGCAGCGACCCCCGCGCTGCGCCTGTTGCTGGGACAGATCTTGCAGGGACGCTGAGATGGAAGGCGATCGACTGGGCCCGGCGGCTGTCCGGCTGGCGGGCGTGATGGCGCGCGTCGCTGGCTGGCGGCCCGGAGAGTTCTGGGCGGCGACGCCGGCCGATGTGCGCGCGGCGCTGGGCGGGTGGGTCGAGGCGGACGATGCGGCGGGTTTCGACGGCGCCGCGCTGGCGGCGATGATGGAGAGGTTTCCCGATGGGTGACGAGGTCGATGACATGCTGGTTTCGGTGCGCGCCGATACGGGAGCGTTCCGGCGCGAGGTCGCCGCGCTGCGCAGCGAGCTGGAAGGATCGCTGGGGTCCGCCGCCGATGCCGGCGGCCGCGCGATCGAACGCGCGCTGACGCGGGCGATCGTCAGTGGCAAGATGGGGTTCGAGGATCTGAAGCGGCTCGCGCTGTCGGTGATGTCCGACATCGCGCGCGCGGCGATTTCGGCCGGCATCGGTGCGGCGATGGGCGGGGGCGGCGCGAGCGGCGGCGGGGGTGGTTTGCTGTCGCTCGGCGCCTCGATCGCGCAGGCGCTGTTCGGCGCGCCGGGGCGCGCGACCGGCGGGCCGGTGAGCGCGGGGCGCGCCTATCGCGTCGGCGAGCGCGGGCCCGAGCTGTTCGTGCCGACCGCGAGCGGACGGATCGAGACGGGGGGCGGCCAGCCGCGCAACATCGCGATCACGGTGAATGTGCATGGGCAGACGGGAAGCGAGCCGCAACGGCTGGCGCAAACGGGCCGGCAGCTGGCGCGCGCGGTGCGGCGCGCGGTCGCGAGCGGAGACGATTGATGGGTTGGGCGCTGCTCGCGGCGGCCGAGCCGCATCATCGCCAGGGTTGGCTCAAACGATTCGACCCGCGGTTCTGGACAGTCGATTTCGCGCGGCCGATGATGGCGAGCGTGACGTCGGACGCGCCGGCTTCGCTGCGCGTCGAGGCGGTCTTTTACCGGAAGGAGGATCTGGCGGGACTGATCTGGGAAAGCGAGGATCGCTGGGACCATCCCTTGCTTGCTTATGAAACGCGCCGCGATTTCCGGCACACGCAGCTGAGCTTTCGCTGGCGGTCGGGCGGGGTGAAGCCGCTCGATGCGCTGCATGGGCCGACGTTGACGATCGAGGGACGCGATGCGGCGGGGAACCCGCGCGCCTGGTATGTGCGGCTCTGGAACTATGCCCACGGGACGGCCGAGGATGCGGTCGTCAGCCTCGATTTCGACGCGCTGGACGGCGGGTATCTGTTGCCCGGCGAGGCCGACCCGGTGTGGGCGGGCGATATCGACCGGATGTTCGTCTCGCTGGTGCCGCCCGCCTATGACGGCGGTACGGGATCGCTGGCGGCGGCGGTCGAGGGCTGGGCCGAAATGAGCGATATCGCCGCGTCGGGGTCGGGATCGGTGCTGGCGATCGGCGATGTCGCGATGCCCGAGCATGGCGTGGGGATCGCGAGCGGTTATGACGACAGCTATCACCTGACCCCGGCGCGGCTGGTGCGGCAGGTGATCCAGCTCGGTTACCGCGGCGACATCGTCCATTATGTCGGGATGAGCCATTATATGCGGCTGGCCCTAGCGGGCGGCGAGTTGCGCGCGGACGTCGCGGGCGGCGCGATCAATAGGCCCTGCGCGGCGTGGCATGCGGGCTTCGCGGCGGCGTGCCGCGGCGCGGGGCTGGGAGTGATCTGGTCGCTCTCCTACGAATTGTTCGATGCCTATTGCCCCGGCGCGTGGAAACAGCGCGCGAGCGACGGTGCGCCGGCGCTGACCGGGTGGGACCCGCCGTCGGCGCTGCTGTCGCCCGCGAATGCGGGGGCGATGGGATATTTGCAGCTGGTCGCACGGGCGTTCGTCGCGATCGGCGTCGCGGCAGGCCTGCCGTCGAAATTCCAGGTGGGCGAGCCCTGGTGGTGGATCGCATCCGGGGGGCGCATCTGTGCCTATGACGCGGCAACGACGGCGACGCTGGGGGCTGCGAGCGTGGCGATCGCGGATGTGCGCGGTGCGCTCGACGCGCCGCAGCTCGCGATGCTCGACGCGCTGGGAGCGCTGCTGGCGGCGTCGACCGAGGCGCTGGTCGCGGCGGCGCGCGACGAAGCCGGCGAGGCGGGGCTGGTCAGCCATTTGCTCGTTTACCTTCCGACCGTGCTCGACCCGGCGGCGCCCGCGGTGCGCCGCGCCAATGTGCCGACGGGATGGGCGGCGCCCGCATTCGACGTGCTGCAGCTGGAGGATTATGACTGGGTGACCGGCGGGCGCGGTGCCGAGACGGCGGGTGCGCGGGCCGCGATGGCCGCGCGACTGGGCTATCCGATTGAGGATCAGCAGTATTTTTCCGGCTTCGTGCTGCTGCCCGAACAGCGGGGGCAGTGGGCGGCGATCGCCGAGGCCGCCGATGCGGTGCGGCGCGCGGGGGCCGCGCGCATCTTTATCTGGGCGTTGCCGCAGGTGGCGCGCGACGGGTTCGTGACCTTTGACGGGGAGGGCGAAGTGCAGGCTTTCGATCCGGTAGATTTCCCGATCGCGATCGGGCGCGAGGCGGTGGTCGTGACCGAATTTTCGACGCAGATCGTGGGGTCGCCCGCGGGACACGAGCAGCGCGCGAGCGAATGGGCCGAGGCGCGGATGCGGTACGATGCGGGACCGGGGGTCCGGTCCGAAGCCGATGTGCGGGCGCTGACCGATTTCTTTCGAGCGCGGCGCGGGGCGGCGCGCGCTTTCCGTTTCCGCGACCCGTTCGACAGCAGTTCGGCCGTCGATAACGGACCGCCGACGGCGGCCGACCAGATGCTTGGCACCGGCGACGGGGTGCGGCGGCAATTCGCGCTGGTCAAATATTATGGCAGCGGCGACGCGGAGCATCGGCGCAGCATTCGCCTGCCGGTCGCCGCGAGCGTGCGCGTGTCGGTCGACGGGATCGAGACGGCGGCGTTCCTTGTGACGGGCGAGGGCGAGATATCGCTCGACGTCGCGCCCGCACCGGGGGCGGCGGTCCGCGCGGGCTTCCTGTACGACGTGCCGGTGCGCTTTGCCGAGGACCGGCTGGAGACGAGCCGCGCGACTTTCCTGGCGGGCGAGGTGGCGAGCGTGCCGCTGGTCGAAGTGCGTGCGCCATGGTGATGGAGCGCGCGCCCGACTGGCTGCGCGACGAGCTGGTCACGCTGGCCTGGTGCTGGCGGCTGGCGCGGCGCGACGGGGTGACGATCGGGCTGACCTCGCACGACCGCGATCTGACGATGGGCGGCCTGCTGTATCGCGCGGCGCCGGGGATGAAGCCGTCGGCACTGGAGACGAGCGACAGCCTCGATGCGGCGACGATGGATCTGGAAGGCGCGGTGACGAGCGATGCGATTGCGGCGCGCGACCTCGACGCCGGGCGCTGGGACGGCGCCGAGCTCGAGCTGTTCGTCACCGACTGGAGCGCGCCGGACGTGGCGCCGGTGACGGTCGCGCGGGGATCGCTGGGCGCGATCGAACGGCGCGGGGCGGCTTTCGCGGCGGAGTTGCAGGGGGTGACGCGGCTGCTCGACCGGCCGGTGTGCCCCGCGACCTCGCCGTCGTGCCGGGCGATGCTGGGCGACCGGGCATGCCGCGTCGACCTGGCGCCGCGCACGCATATGCGGCGCGCGACGGCGGTCGATGGACGGATGGTGACGCTCGACGCGCCGGCCCCGGGGATCGCGTTCGGCGAGCTGATGTGGATGGAGGGCGGCAACTGCGGGCTCGCGAGCCCGGTGATCGCGGCCGAAGGCGCGGTGCTGCATCTGGCGGAGGTCCCGCCCTTTGCGCCGGCGGGGCCGGTGCGCGTGCGGCTGATCGAGGGATGCGACAAGCAGCTGGCGACGTGCCGCGACCGTTTTGCCAACGCGGTCAATTTTCGCGGCGAGGCGCACCTGCCGGGAAACGACCTGTTGACGCGCTATCCCGGTGGATGATGCGCGCTGCGACCTTTTGGCGAGACGGGCCTTTGCGGCCGCGCGGGGGATGATCGGCGTGCGGTTCCGGCCGCAGGGACGCGATCCCGCGACCGGGCTCGATTGCGTCGGGCTGGTCTGGGCCGCCTATGCGGCGGCGGGGTGCCCGCTCGACGCGCCGCGCGACTATCCGCTGCGCGGGTGGTGCCGGGAACGGATAGTCGCGGCGCTGGAGGCGGCGGGGTTCCGGATGGTGTCCGATGCGCGCGACGGCGATGCGGCGTTGATCGCGCTGCCCGCGGGTCAGTTCCATCTCGGTCTGATCGGGTGCGGACGGATGGTGCATGCGCACGCCGGGCTGCGGCGGGTGGTCGAAACGCCCGTGGATGCGCAGCTGCTCGCCGCGGCGCGCTGGCGGCTTTCTTGAAGGGAACGACAATGGCGACCTTGGTGCTGACGGTGGTCGGCGGAATAGTTGGCGGGCCGGTCGGCGCCGCGGTGGGTGCGGCGATCGGCCAGCAGGTCGATGCCGCGGTCTTCAAACCCAAGGGGCGCGAGGGGCCGCGGCTGGCCGACCTGAAAGTCCAGGCGTCGACCTATGGCCAGCAGATACCGCAATTGTTCGGGACGATGCGCGTCGCGGGGAGCGTCATCTGGGCGACCGACCTGATCGAACGCCGCGACAAGCGCGGCGGCGGCAAGGGGCGGCCGTCGGTGACCGAATATAGCTATGCCGTGTCGCTGGCGGTCGCGCTGTCGTCGCGACCCATTCGCGCGATCCGGCGGATCTGGGCCGACGGCAACCTGCTGCGCGGATCGAGCGGGACATTCCACGAGCGATGTACATTCCGCTGGTATGCCGGAAGCGAGGACCAACCGGTCGATCCGCTGATCGCGTCTGCGACCGGCATCGGATCGGCGAGTGCGTTCCGCGGGCTGGCCTATGCGGTTTTCGAGGAACTGGAGCTGGGCGGTTTCGGTAACCGGATTCCGTCGCTGACCTTCGAGATTGAGGCCGATGCCGGCGAGATCGACGCCGGGACGATCGGCGACCGGCTGCTCGGTGAAACAGGACGTTGCGGCGGAGCGTGGCGCTTTGCCGGCTATGCGGCATCGGGCGACCGCGCCCGAGATGCGCTGGCGCCGCTGTTCGATGCCGACCAGACCGGGCTGGTGTCGGGCCCCGATGCATGGCGCCTTGCGCCCGTCGCGCTGGCCGGCGTGCCGTTGGCGCTGGACGATTTTAGCGAAGCGCGGCGCGTCGAGGCAGCGATCGACCGGACCCAACAGACGCGTATGCCGCTGTCGGCGCTTCCGGGAACGATCCGGCTGCGTCACTATGAGCCCGGCCGCGATTACCAGCTGGGACAGCAGTCGAGCGCGGTCGCTGGCGGCGGGCTGCGCGAGGAACGGATCGACCTGCCCGCGGTGTTGCCGGCGGGGTCGGCGCGTGCGCTGGCGCTGGCGTTGGCGCGCGCGGCCGCCGACGGGCGCGAGACGATGATCTGGCGCGCCGACCTGGCGGCGCTGGCGCTGGCGGTCGGGCAGGTCGTGACGCTGGCGGACGGCAGCGGCTGGCGACTGGCCGGGCGGACCGTCCGGGGCAGCGAGCTTTTGCTCGAACTGAAGCGCCATCAACCGCTGCCTGCCCTAGACCTGCCCGCTGCTCACGGCGTTCCGGTCGCGGCGCCCGACTGGCCCGATGCCGTCGGCACGGTCCGCCTGTTCGACCTGCCCAATATCGCCATGCCGGCGGCGTCGGCGCCGCATATCCTGATCGCGGGGGGCGGCAGCAACGACGGCTGGCGCGGCGCCGACTGCTGGTTCGTGCCGGCGGCGGGCGCCGAACCGATCCCGGTCGGCTCGATCCGCCCGGCGGTTGCGCTGGGCGAGCTCGCCGAACCGCTTGCGGCGGCCAGCGATTGCCTGTTCGACATGGAGAATGCGGCGGTGGTTACCCTCGTCAATCCGGCGATGACGCTCGAATCGGTGGGCGACGCTGCGTTGCTGGGCGGGGCGAACCGCGCGATGATCGGCGGCGAGCTGATGCAATTCGGTATCGCCGAAGCCGTATCGCCGGGTGTGTGGCGCCTGTCGCGCCTGCTTCGCGGCCGCGCCGGAACCGCAGACGAAATGGCGCATGCGGCCGGAGATGCCTTTGTGCTGCTCGACGATTCGGCGTCTTTGGCGTTGCCCGCCGAACTGGCCCGATGGGCCGAGGGCGGCGACGCGACGCTGCAATGGATGCCGCGCGGCGGCGGTGCGTTGGCGGAGATCCCGGTGCCCGCCGCGGGACGGGCGCTCCGGCCGTTGGCACCCGTCCACGGCCGGGTCCGGGCCAATGGCGCGGGCGGGGTGACGATCGACTGGATCCGGCGTAGCCGCGCCGATGCGGGATGGCGCGACCATGTCGACCAGGCGCCGGGGGAGACGCGCGACGCCTGGCGCATCGCGCTGTCGCCCGCCGTGCCCGGGATCGGCCCGTGGGAGAGCGCGTCGTCCGCGTTGACCATCGATGCGGGCGACCTTGCGATGCTGCCGCCCGGATGCACGATCGATATCCGCCAGGCCGGCGACCTCGCCTTGTCGCCGCCCCTGTCCTTGCCGTTGACCTTAGAAGGATAA